CCTCGACAGCAGCAACAGCAGGAGCCACGGAAGAGGAATACAAGAAACTGGAAGCGGCCGCAATGGAGTGTGGAAGGACCACATCGAAGACGGCCACGGAAAGTTCTGCCGCCCTCGAATACATGGCCCTCGCCGGATGGTCAGTAAATGATTCTATCTCGGCATTGCCGAGTGTCCTGCGACTATCGGAGGCAACCGGACTCGATCTGGCACGAACGTCTGACCTCGTAACGGACAGTATGTCGGCCTGCGGAGTAAGCGTGGATAATCTGGCCGGGTATCTGGATATTTGCGCGAAGGCGAACAACAAGTCAAACCAGACTGCGGAACAGTTGATGGAGGCATATTTGGGTGTCGGCGGTGTTATGACAAACCTGAACGTGCCACTAACTGAGTCAGCAACGGCCCTCGGTGTACTCGCGAACAGAGGTATCAAGGGAAGCGAAGCCGGAAACGCACTGAACGCGATCATGGCAAACCTGACAACCGGAACCGGACAGGCAGGAGAGATGATGAAGTCTCTCGGAATATCCGCCTTCGATTCGGAAGGAAAGTTCATCGGCCTAAAGGCAACGCTTGAAACCCTGAACACGGCACTGTCTGGATGCACAGAGGAAGAACGAAATGCAGCACTGGCCGCGATCGGTGGAAAGCAGCACGTTGACGCTCTGAATGACCTCATGTCAGGTCTGAACACGACGCTGGAAGACGGTTCAACAGAGTGGGAAAACCTCACGAAAGAACTGGAAAACTGCGACGGTGCGCTTGAAGCAATGGCACAGACAAAACTGGACAACCTGAACGGTGATCTGGCGATCTTCCAGTCAGCACTCGAAGACACTGGTATCAAGATATACAAAAACCTTCAGGGACCGCTCCGGGAAGTCGTACAGTTTGGAACCGATCAGATTTACAGACTGTCCGATGCGCTCGCAGATGGCGGTTTTCAGGGCATGGCGGAGACACTTGGAGATGTTCTGGCCGATTGCGTGACAGAGGTCGCGAACTACGCACCACAGCTTGTCACGATGGCATCGACACTCATGAGTTCTCTTCTTCGAGGACTGGTTGACAATGCCCCGGCACTGACATCGGCAGCAGCTACACTGGCAACTTCAATCATCACGGCGATTGTACAGTACATCGCTGAATTTTACACGACAGGAGCAACGCTTCTGGCACAATTTTTGCAAGGAATGGTCGGCAAGATGCCGGAGATCATTCAGGCAGGAATCACGGCAACGCAGAACTTGTCACAAGGAATTTTATCGCAGTTCCCGACGATTGTGAGTGCTGCATTGCAGATCGGAACGCAACTCATCAACGGACTGGCCGTCATGCTCCCGACACTGCTCAATATGGGAATCCAGATGGTCGTTCAGCTTACTCTCGGAATAGCGCAGCAGGCTCCGCAGATCATTACCGCAGGAGTCAATCTCATATTCCAGTTAGCAAACACACTACTCTCATCGCTGCCGCAGCTTGTATCAGCAGGATTGACGCTCGTGCAGGGCATCGCGATGGGAATTGTATCTGGTCTTCAGTACATCTTTACAGATGGAGTTCAGATCATCCTGAATCTGGTGAACGGAATCCTCTCGTCTCTGCCACAGTTGCTCTCGCAGGCAACGCAGGTGGTGATGACATTCCTTCAGGGCCTCGTTTCGGCACTGCCGATGATCGTGCAGGGCGGAATCCAACTGGTGCTCGGTCTGATTCAGGGAATTGTACAGAATTTACCATCAATTTTGACGGCAGCCGTTTCGATGGTTCAGACATTGCTGTCAGGATTGATTCAGATGTTGCCGCAGATCATCGCATCAGGAGTTCAGTTGGTGGTCGGATTGCTGTCAGGTATTGCACAGGCACTGCCGAGCATCATTACGGCCGGACTTTCCATGATTCAGACTCTGGTGCAAGGAATCGTTCAGTCGATTCCTTTAATTTTGCAGGCCGCGATTCAGGGAATCATCGCATTCGTGCAGGCGATCGCATCAAACGCAGGAACAATCGTGTCATCTGGAATCCAGTTGATCGTTGCGCTCGTGTCTGGACTCATTCAGGCAATCCCGACAATCGGTCAGGCTTGCGTACAGATTCCGGCGGCAATCATAGAAGCAATTTTTTCAACCGACTGGATTCAGGTCGGAGCCGATCTCATAAAAGGAATCGGAGAAGGTATCATAAATGCCTTCGGTGGTCTCGTGGACTCCGTGAAAGGTTTGTGGAGTGATTTCGTCGGATGGTTTACCGGAGACGGAGAAGAGGCAGGAACAGCAGCCGGAGAAAGTGTGGCGGCAGGAATTGATGCAAGCACACCGAGCATCACAGCATCGGCACAGAACGCATCACTCGCAGCACAGAACGGCTATCAGATAGATACATCACTGTTGACGCAGTACGGAACGAATATGAATGCGTCACTGGCAGGAGGAATTGACGCATCATCGTACCTTGTACAGACGGCCGCAGGGCAGTCAGGAACGGATGCGATGACATCTCTGAACAACTCTCTCGTTAGTATGCAGGGAACACTGAATACAACGGCGCAGGGAACCGGAACAGAGACGATGAACAGCCTTCTGGCCGGATTGCAGTCACAACAGGGCGCACTGGATGCCGGAGGACTGGCAGCAGGAACGAGCCTGACGAATGGAATGTCAACAGGTGTGGCTGCTGGCTCGGCCGGATTGCAGGAACAGATTTCTGCATTAAGCCAGACAGCAACAAGCACATTGAGCAGTACGATCGACGGCAACCTTCCGGGTGTCACAGCATCAGCAACAGCATCAGGAGCCGCGATCACGAACGGAATCACTTCGGGAATTGATTCTGGAATGTCAGGAGCAACAGCATCCGCAGCGAATGCCAGTGTTGACACAATCAACGCGATGGCAGACGGAATCAGCAATGGTGCTGCGACTATTACACAGACAATTTCAGAACTGACACAGACGGTCACAGAAGCACTGAATCAGTGCTGGTCGGATGTGTCAAACAGCACGACAACTGCGTGGTCGGAAATCGGCACGAATATGTCAACATCCCTGACGCAGACCTCAACTCTGGTCGAGACATCACTGACAACCATGCAGACAAATGTGCAGTCAATCATGGAGTCGTTTACAACCGGAACGGCCGAAAAAATGACGCAGATGGGTTCATCCATCCAGACTGCTCTATCAGAAATTTCCGTGAACATAGATTCAACAATGACATCTATTCAGACCGGAATCGCGACGAGCACACAAGGATGGAGCACGGCCATGTCTGCGGCAATGCTGTCCCTGACGGTATCTATTCAGTCGGGAATGGCACAGGCAACGCTGACCGTAACCGTGGCGATGCTGTCACTTAGAACAGCAATTCAGACAGGCTCAACGGCAGCAAGTACGGCGATGCAGACCGGAATGACGCAGATGTCAATGACGGTCAGAACGAACATGATGCAGTCAGCTACAACAACGCAGGCTCAAATGATGATGATGCAGACAGCAGTGCGATCAGGAATGACGCAGATGCAGTCGATCACAACGATCACCCTGAACCAGATTCGCACAATCACGACAACGACGGTCAACACGGCCAGATCAGTCACGACAAGCGGAATGAGCAGCATCGTTTCGGTGGTGCGGTCGGGAATGAGTCAGCTTGTGGCAGCAGTACAGAGCGGATGCAATCAGGCAGTTGCAGCAGCCAGAAGTGCAGCGAACGGCATCAGAGCAGCGTTCGCAAGTGTGAGCCTGTATTCGGCAGGCATTAACATGATGAGCGGCCTCGTCTCTGGTATCAATGCCATGCGAGGAGCAGTCATGGCCGCAGCATCGAGCATCGCAGCATCAGCAGCGGCAGCAGTCAATTCAGCGTTGAAAATTCACTCACCATCGCGAGTGATGATTGAGTCCGGTCAGTTCGTAGGCGAGGGCCTTGCAAGAGGTATGACAGCCACGGCCGGAATCGTGCAGAAAGCAGCATCACAGTCGATGGCGCAACCAGTTCTTGACAGTAGCAACGAAGTCAGAAAAATCGAAGCACCAGCAACGGTGCAGAGCAGGAGTTCCGTCATCGGAGAGACAATCGGAACGCTGACAGGAGACAGACAGCAGGGCAAGAGCAAGCAGGATGAACAGCCGATGACATTCGTGTTCAGCCCGACATACCACTTCGAGGGCGAAGCACCGAGCAAGGAGGACATCGTGGAAGCGAACCGGATGAGTCAGGCAGAGTTCGAGAAGCTGATGAAAGAGTGGATGAAGAAACACAGGAGAACATCGTTCGCATAGAAAGGAGGGCATCGCGGTGGCGAGCACATACACAACGATTCAGGGCGATACATGGGACCTGATCGCCTATAAACTGTACGGCGAAGAAAAGTACATGAAGAACCTGATTGAAGCGAACTGGCCGCTTCTGGATGTCCTCATCTTCCCTTCAGGTACGGTTCTGACCGTGCCTGATCTGCCGGAAGAGGTGGACGAGGACGCTCCGTTCTGGCGGTCAGATAATGACGAGAACGAAGAATATTATTCAGACACGGAGGACATGGAAGAAGATGAGTAATCCGAGAAAAGCGGTTCCGTCCCTGTCCTTCAATGGAAAAAATGTCACAACGAAGCTGAAGGAGTTTCTGGAAAGCGTCTCATATACGGACGTAGCATCAGGGGACAGCGATTCCATTGACATCTCACTGCATAACATCGGGATGAAGTGGATGGGCGCATGGTATCCGAAAAAAGGAGACAAGATCAGCGGAAGCATCACGTTCCAGAATTGGAACGCAGAAGGAAAGCATCTGAAACTCGACTGCGGAAAATTCGTGCTGGACAGCATCAAGTTCAGCGGAGGACCACTGAAGGCAACCTTCGGAGCACTGGCGATTCCGGCAAGTGAATCATTCAAGAGCAGGGAGCGGACGAAGACATGGAAGAAGGTCACGGTCAAGAAGATCGCGACAGAAATTGCAAAAAGGTACAAACTGAATCTTTCATACTCTGGACCGTCAATCACGATCAATGCGATTGAGCAGTCAGAGAAATCGGATTCGGCTTTTCTATACGAAGTCTGCAAAAGCTATGGACTGTCAATGAAAGTATTCAACTCAAAGATAGTCATATACGATCAGACGGCGCAGGAGAAGAAGAAATCAGTGGCAACACTGAAAAGAGAGTCATTCGTGGATGACAACTGGGACTATGAGGATGCACTGGAAGGAACATACACAGGGGCGAGAATATCCTACAAGTCAGGAAAGAACAGCAAAGAGATCAGCGTGTTTCTCGGTCTGAAGGCAGAGAAGGCATCTGGTAGCAGGGTTCTGAAGATCAATGAGACGGCATCCGACGCAGCCGACGCATATTACAAGGCGGCCGCAGCGGTGAACCAGTCAAACGAGCAGGCAACCACACTATCAGGAGAAATCTGGCCGAATCCGAAGATATGCGCCGGAGTGTGCGTGACGATCTCTGGCATGGGAAAAGCAAACGGAAAATACTTCGTGGATAAGTCAACGACAGAGGTGTCGGATGGAAACACGAAGCAGAGCGTTGAGATGCACAAGTGCCAGACAAGACTGTCATACACACCGAAGAAACAGACTCCGACAAAGAAGAAGCCGACAACCACGAAAAAGTCATACAAAGTCGGGGACATTGTGAACTTCCACGGAGGAACACACTATATTTCATCATGGCCCGGAAGCAAAGGGTACAGTGCCAGAGCAGGAAAGGCGAAGATCACACTCGGCCCGAACTGCGCCGGAAATGGAAAGGCACATCCGTATCACCTTATTCATACAGACAGCAAAAGCAATGTTTATGGATGGGTTGATTCAGGCACATTCGACTAAAGAAGGGAGGAGAAAGCATGGCAGAGAAAAACATCAGAATCGGAAGAGTATCATCCATCGACTACGGAAGCGGAATGATAAGTGTGACCTATCCTGATCTTGACGATTCCGTGACGGACGATCTCCCGGTTTTTTCAATGGGGGACGAATACAAGATGCCTCCTGTCGGAGCAGAGGTGCTTGTATTGCACTTGTCAAATGGGTGCGCGGCCGGAGTGGTGATGGGAAGATACTGGAACGAAGCCAACAAACCGAGCGTGAGCGGAAAAGGAGTTTTCCGAAAGGAACTCGGAGAGAAAAAAGGAGAGGCATACATCCAGTACAAAGGCGGAAACATGACGCTGAAGGATGGAAGCGGAGCAACAACGCTCGGAAGCATCCTGAATCGGCTCTCAAACTTAGAAGCGAGACTGTAAGGAGGGAGCCACATGGGAAAGATTGGAAACTGGGGAAGAACGATCACCTTCGAGGTGAGCAGTAATAAGACCTTGACATTCAATAATTTTAAGAGAACAGTGTCGGCCAGATGGCACACACACAACATCGTGAACGGAAAACCGAAAAGCGAATTTGCAGGCCCTGATTCATCCAGTGTGACACTGGAAGCAGTGCTCGCAGCAGAAAGAGGTGTGCGGCCGAGAGCCACACTGGAAAAACTAGAAAAAGCCTGCGAGAGCGGAACAGTGGACTATCTGTACATCGGCGGAAAGAAGGTCGGAACCGGGAAGATGAAACTGGAATCCATATCAGAGACATGGGACGAGGTATGGAACAGCGGACAACTGGTGAAGGCGAAAGTCTCGCTGACATTCTCCGAGTATTAAGGAGGGCGAGCAGATGGCAAAACGACTCATAAAATCCATCAACATCATGTCTGTATCAGGTGATACGCAGGGAATAGAGCGCATTGACAGCCAGATCAAAGCACTCATCCTGTCGATGGTTGGAACAATCCCCGGAAGCAGGGGATTCGGACTCGAAAGAGAGTTCATTTCAAGACCTCCGCAGGAGGCACTGAACCTTCTGGCAATCGAACTGGAAGAAAAACTCGAAGAGTATATTCCAGAGGTTACAGTGGCAAATGTGGAAGGCAAGGTCAATGGAGACGGCTCTATTGAACCGACAATATACATAGAGAGGAGGAACTGAAGTGATTGACGAAATCGAAAATCTGCCAGAGGTGAGCTTCATTGATTACATCACACTGGACGATGTGCAGAGACAGATGGTGTCGGACTATCAGGAGAGATATGAGACACTGACCGGAACACCGACAACACTGGGAAGGGCAGACCCTCCTGCGTTGGTTCTGTATGCCTGCTCGATTCAGATATATCAGGCACTGCTCTATGTCGATCGCGCAGGGAAGCAGGACCTGCTGAAATACAGTTACGGCGAGTTCATGGACAATCTGGCCGCACTGAAAGGAATCAAGCGAGAACCTGCAAAGGCAGCAGTCGTGAAGGTGAAGTTCACACTGTCAGGCTTGCGTCCGCATCCGGTAGCAATTCCGGCCGGGACAAGAGTCACGAATGGCGAATTGTACTTCGAGACAAATGAATATGCAGAGATCGCGACAGGGGAAGAAAGCATCGAACTGATTTGCACCTGCCAGACAGCAGGAACATCAGGAAATGGACTGATGGCAGGAGACATCAACGTGCTTGTGGACCCGATCGCATACATCCAGAGTGCAGAGAGCGTGGAAGAATCAACAGGAGGAACTGACATCGAATCAGATGACAGCCTTGCAGAGCGAATCTACATCGCGCCGAGCAAGTATTCAGTTGCAGGACCAGAAGAGTCATACAGATACTGGGTGAAGACTTTCAACTCATCCATCACGGACGTATATATCGACAGCGAGAATCCGACGGAGGTTCTGATCGAGTTCATCATGAACGATGGAGAACTCCCGAACGAGAGCATCATCCGGTCATTGCAGGATTATCTGTACAACGAGAACATCCGTCCGCTGACAGACAAAGTGATCGTAAAAGCACCGGACACAGTAGAATATGCGCTTGACCTGAAATACTACATCAACAAGAGTGATTCAGCGCAGGCAAACACAATTCAGAGTGCGGTCAATGCTGCCGTCGAGAATTACATCGTATGGCAGCGGTCAAAGATCGGACGCGACATCAATCCGTCGAAGCTGATCTGTATGCTCGAAGATGCAGGAGCAAAGAGAGTGGAGATCAACGCACCAGTCTTCAGGAAGATAGAGAAGACGGCCGTGGCGAAGGTCACAACGAAGAAAGTGGCCTATGGAGGAATTGAGGATGATTAAACTGTCAGAGGGCGGAATTGCCGAAATGTGGAAAGATGAGAAATCACCAGAGATGCAGGCAATCAGTTACGCGCTTCAAAAGGCAGTTGCAATGGTGATCGAGAAGGCAGAGAAGACAAAGTGCTTCTCTGACATTGACAAGCTGGATGAGAAGACACTGGATTATTTCGCAGTGGAGCAGAGGGCAATGTACTATTCGCAGACATTGCCGATCGAGCAGAAGAAAGCGATCATCAAGAACACTCTGAACTGGTACACGAAGGCCGGAACCCCGGCAGCAGTATCAGAGATGGTAGATGTCGTTCTTGGAGGAGGAAAGGTCGTGGAGTGGTTCGACTTCGACGAGCCTCCATACACACCGGGAACATTCGACATCGTAACATCAGCACTGATGACATCGGACATCATGGAAGAACTGACAGGACTGGTGCAGAAGGTCAAAAACGTGCGATCTCATGTACGAAGAGTCATCGTTGAGAGAAACATTCCATCCGGCATGAATGCCTGCACATGGATGTTCGCAACGCAGGACTCCATCGTTCCGAACGTACTGCTCGGAGATTATGATGTGCCGAACGGAGTGTATGCGGCCGGATATATCAGAGAGACAGTCGGAGAGACAACAGTCAGAAATGATATTCAGGTGCAGACCGAAACGGCAGCAGGCCAGAGTGCAGCAGGAGTGACCGATGTGGAGAACACAACGACAGTCCTGAATCATCTGACAGCGGCAAGCGAAGCAAAAGAGAGCAGCGTGAACATTGCGCTGTATGGTGAAGTAAAAGAAACAAGTACAACAGTACGATAGGAGGAATTATAAATGCTTATTTGGAATCCCGGAAAACTGACGAAGGATGGAAAAGCACTGCTCGCAAAAGCGCAGGCAGGAAAGTGTGCCATTCAGATCACGAAGGCACAGTCAGGAAGCGGCTCATATACTTCAAGCGAGGACATCTCACAGAGAACTGCGCTGAAGACCGTGAAGCAGACATTCCCGATCTCAAACAAAGTTATCAATACAGATTCAGCACTGGTGCTGAAGATCACAATGGAGAACAGCACACTGACAGCAGGATATGACATCACGGAGTTTGGTGTGTTCGCATCTGACCCGGACAAGGGTGAGATTCTGTACTCCATCGCAACAGCAAGCACATCCGACTATATGCCTGCATATAACGGTGTGGTTCCGAGCGTTATCAACATGAGTTATTATCTCGAAGTTGCAAACGCATCAACTGTGACCATCAAGTCTGCCGGAGCACTGGCCCTTCAGAGCGATCTCGAAGCACTGGAAGCAAGAGTGACCGCAGTGGAGAGCGATGCTCTGCGCGGATATGGAGCAAGAAGAAAGGTCGGAGCATCTTTGACAACATGGGAAAGAGTCGGAGCGGCGATCGGACTGGTCGCGAAGGCAGCAGTCGGAAACGGAACCGTGCAGAACGACTTCATGGCGAGCGTATATCCGTACAACTCTGTGAAGCCTTGCAATGTGGCAGAAGATATGAGCGTGAACGCATATCTCGGTGATGCAGACTTCCAGTGGGACGGAAGCAATGGAGATGTCATGCTCGAAGTGCCGCAGGTATACACAGCAAGATACTTCGAGACAGATGCGGACGGAGTAGAGTGGGAATACAGATGGGTGGCAGCAGGGCCTGTCGGAAGATGCCATCTTGACCATGCGTTCACTGACGGAGATCGTCAGAGCGAGAAGATTTACATTCCAATCTTCAACGGCTCACTCAATACAGAAGGAACAAAACTGGAATCAAAAGCAGGAGTGTTCCCACTGCATAACAAGACAAGAGCGCAGTTCAGAACCTTATGCACTGCAAAGGGTGTCAAGTGGTGTCTGGATGATGTCTGGACGATGCACCTGCTCGATACCCTGTTCATTGTAATGTTCGCAGGAACGAATGCACAGACAATCCTCGGAAGAGGTCGTTCCGAGATGCCATATGACAATGCAGCAAATGTGGCACTTCAGGCAAGAAGCAACACAAATTACATCACCATCGCAAAGAGTTGGGCGGAAAGATTCACTGTCGGTCAGGGCATCGGCATCGGAACATCAGCAGGAAGTCAGAGCGTATTCGCAGAGAGAACAGTGACACAGATCACAGACTCCGCAGAGATCGAGAGCGCATCAAACATCTTCTTCGATGGGGACCCGGTAAACATCACGACAGATCATCATGTATGGTCCTGCGTACAGAAGACAGGAGCAACCATTGAGATGCAGTCAGCAAACGGCCGTGTCGAAGGTGTTGATGGAAGAACAGCCGTCAGATTCCTGTACATTGAGGACTGGTTCGGAAATATGTGGCAGTTCAGAGATGGTGACAACATCAAGAAGTTTCAGCATTACTACTGCAACAAGCGCAGCAGCTATGCAGACAAGGTATATGATGGTGATTACTTCAAAGTAGGCTATGAGGCATCACAGACAGGCGGATATGTGAAGAAGTTCGGATATGACCCTGAATGGCCGGAAATTGAAATCTGCGTCGATGCGACTGGTTCTTCAGGAACGTATTTCCCTGACTACTACTGGGCCGCCGAAGGCGGTGAGCTGGTCCTTTCCGGGGGTAACGTGACCGACGGTGTCTACGTTGGCCCCTTCTCCCGGTACTGCGGCCACGGCTCTGGGGTTTCGTACTGGAGCTTCGGCGGCCGCCCTCTTGGTCGGAAATAACCATTTCGAGGGGGACATGGGGGATTCCCTCCCACATGAAACCTTCCGGCAAAGGAAAAGCAAAGTGGAAAAATCATGCTGGAAGGATGCCGCCTGAAATGAGAACAGGAAATAAATAAAATTGTAGGGTGTAAAGACACGAGCGGCTGGTCATTTCCGGG